CACTAAGTTATGTATGTTCCAAGTCATAATTTTTCCATCATATTCTGTAAGATAAACAAACATCTTTCCTGTTTGTACTGACTTGACAATATTGCTATCAAACTTTTTCTTTTCAATAGCCCAACTCCTGTATTGTTTATCTCTTGACTTAACTTCTACAATGTATCTCTCGTTCTCTGCATCATAGGTGCTGTAAGGATTGCTTACTTCTACTAAATCAAGACCAGGATATATACTGTTTAACTTATCTATTATTTCTGTCTGTGTCATTTATTATCTCCCTGCATTTTCTACAATATATTTCTACGATATATGTCGGCTCACCGAACATATCCATTTCGCCTACACCACAACTAAGACAACGCACTCTTTAGCTTGTCAATCATAGCACTAGCATTACCTTTAGTAGCTTCGCCACTAGCTAGATACTTTTTAGCTTCAGCACCAAGTTCATCTAAACCACTATCAATAGCTTGTTCAATCAAACTATTAATAAAATTTTTCTGTCCATCACTTATTGGATCTTCTTTCCACTTCCCATCAGGTATATCAGCCATATCTTCCTCACTTTCTTTTTCTTCTACATTACCTAGTGTTTCTATTATATTATTAACTACTTCGCTATTACCAGCTCTTTTCTCAAATTCATCTTTATATTTTGCTACATAATCCTCTACAAGTTTGAGAAATTTATCTACATTATCGTTAGACCAATCAGCTACATTGTCGCCAATAGATTTGTCCATTTTGAATCTAGTCATACTTGTGTCGTAGCATTTCTTTGCGAAGTTTTTATCCTCGTTGCACATACTAAATACCATTTCTTTAAGCTGACCTTCTGTGATACTAGAAGGGGATTTCGTAATCTCTTGTGCTACTGGTTTTTTTTTAGGAGTCTTTGCTACTTTAGGTTGTTCTACTACCTGTTCAACTACACCTGCGTAATGTTCTTCTTCTGTTGTATCGCCTGTCCATAGTTCTAGTCCTATACCAAATCGCATACAACATCTTTTGATACCATCACTAACTGCTAGTTTAAGTATCTCACTTTCAGTTAAGTTCCTAGCTAGTGCGTGTCTATCTACATCTCCAACTTCTTGTACTATACCTAGATCAGCTATCTCTAATGTACATTTTGCACCTACAACTGCGTTATCTTTATCCCTGATAATGTCATAAGTAAAGTTGTACTTACCACCTACAACATCAACCAATCTCTTTGTGTATATGTGGTGTGGTACATAGTCGCCATACTTTCCTTGTGGTGCTTTCTTTACTACACTCTTTGGAAAGTTAGCTGTTAATTTTTTATGTGTTTCTTTATCCATTTCTCTCCTGTTCTGTGTGCCTACATTATAGTTGTTGTGTAGGACAATTTCCTGTTATAATAAAAGAAAACGATATGTGATTTATTCATTATTGTTTCCTTTCTGGAATAGCACTCTAGCGATAGAGTGCTATTTTATTCTATTACTGTATAACTATTCCATTGTGGATTAGTATTAGCTACTTCTTCGTTCTCTAATATTCTGTCATAGCAACCCCAACAATAATCATTAAAGTCTTGCATTGTATCGCTATCACAAAAACTAACTTGACACTTCATTATGGTTTTTCCCCTGTCATTTGTTCATAACAAACATCATCTAAGCACTCTAGTTCTTGGTGTTCTAAGCAGTAATGTTCTGCGATCTCTACATTAAAACGATAATTACCTGCATACTTTAACCCTGCACCTGTCTTGTAATTCATACTTTCAACTAAGTGCATAGCGTGTTGTTCATTTCTTGCTTTAACTATATTCTCAGCTAAATCAACTTCTTGATATACATTAACCTTATATACTTTCATTACTTCCCTTTCACTATATTGTGGATCATTTGTCTAGTTAAATTAGTTATCTCTGCTAACTCAATAGCTGAATAACCAATGTCATACAAACTCTTTATTGCTGTATTTCTTATACCTACATATTCTTTATTAATAGATTTAAGATTATCTAGTTCTTTCATACTTTCTTCTAACACTTTGCGATAAGTAAACTCTGTTTGTTTATCTACATTGTCGCTTATGTTCTCTTGTGCTTGTGTTAAGAGATCGTTTAGTTCATTTTCCATTATTCTTCTTCTTCCATATATTTATATATTTCATTAACATTAAATTCTTTACAACCTAATATTTCTTGTAATTCTTTTGTATGCACTTTTACAATTTCATCTTCCATTGTTTACCTTTCTAATATACTCTTATACTTTCATATACATTATGACCAAATATATCGTTCTTTTTTATAGCTTTATCCCAATCTTTACTACTCATATCTTCAACTGATTTCTTGCTTTTAAAAATAATTACTTCATATATTTCTGCTATACACTCTAAACTTAACCAACTTTTTACATTGTCTAAATCTTCTTCAGCAAAATCATTGTTTACATAATTGTTTTCATACAACTCAATTATTTCATCTTCAGTCATACATACCCAACTGTTAAAACTTGTACCCTGATTACAAATAATTGCATAAGTAGGTTTAAATAACTTAATTAACTTTTTCATATCTTCCCTATTCTTCCAATCCAATATCTACATAACTACTACCACTTGTGCAAATTAACTCTACAAATTTTAAAGGTGTGTCATTATCTTCATCATCTCTTAAATTATCATCTTCAGGTAATTTAAAAAAATATAACTCTACATCTAAATAATCTTCAAGATCAGCTAATTCACAACTGTCTTTAATATCTTTCATTAATTCTCTTAATGTCATATCTTCCCTATTCTCTTTCTAATATACTAATTACTTTTTCAAGTGTTTGTATTTGTGTAGCATACCAAACTGCGTTATCTACACCTGAAAAATCCCACTTATCAACTCGTTTAACAAAATCATCTGTATTGATGTCTGTTAATCCAAGCTGTGTATCAGTTGTTTCACACCAATCAAACATATTGCTATCTATGTGTGATTGTAAATCTTCCTTAATATCACTAAGTAGATCATTTATTTCTTTCATTGTTCTTCCCTATTCTTTCTGCTTATAGCTTATAAAAAACTATCAGCTTTTTTTACTACCACTATGTAAATTCCTTGCATACTCTGTTGATCTACAACCTCTAATCTATTACCCTCTATAAAATGCAACACTTCTTTTGTTGTCTTAAATGGTTTTAGATTATTGTTGTAATTAACAAATATCCACCTACAATCTAGTGGTAAATTTAATCTCTGTTTTAATACCATAATCTTAGTATAACTAACTTTACAATAACTGTAAAGGTTATTTACCTACACTTTCTAATTTATTCTTGCGATAGACATATTATCGCATACTGCACTTGCTTTATGATAAGACCAATTAACACTATCTTCTTCATCTTGCATATATCTAACAACTTGTAATAAGTTATCAAAAGTTTTTGTTATATTCTTACCATTTCTGTATTGAACATAAGACCATTTATTGCTAGTAATATCAAAATCAATATCATCTATTTCTTCTAATTGACCAGCTTTAGCCATAAGCGATCGCAATTCATCAAAAGTATATATACCTACACTTTCTTCCCATTGACACATATAAAGTTGTGTATGGTATTTATATTCTTTTTCAAATAATTCTTCTTTCATTTGATTAACCTACACTTTCTCTATTTCTGTAAAAGTCTAATTTATTAAAATTTTCTCTAATAACCTCGCTCTTACCTCTTAACTCGTAAAGTGTTTCACATTTTTTACCATCAGCGTTATGGTATTTTACAGAATTACACTCACCTATGTCTTTATGATTCTTACAATTACCTCTATATAAACTAAAGAAAATATCACCGAACTTTCTTTCAATTTCATTTAAAGTCATTTGATTACTCATTGATTAACCTCTTTCTGTTTTTTTTACCTACACAATATTATATATACCTACATAATAGTTGTCAAATACTGTTTACCTACATTGTCGCTACACAATCGCTATATGCCTACACAATAGAAAAAGCTCGTAATGTTAAGGGGATCACTACGAGCTTAATCTATGCTGTTGGTAAGCTATTAAAAAATATTATCTCTGCTTAATATCTCGCCATTATTTAACCTAGTTAAAAAATCTGTTTCATCTTTTTGTATATTAGCTATAAATGTTTCTTGATCTTTTAATCTTTTGTTATCTCTGTAAATAAGATAACTAGCAATTAAAAACATAATAGTAAATACACCTACACAAACTAATAACATTGTAATTATTAACATCATAACCCCCTTTTAATAAATTCTTTATAGTTTTTATTTGTACATTTTTTACAAACATTATGAACACTGAGAAAATAATCCTCTGCATTTAATTCTGTCTTGCACTGTTCACAATTCATTGATTAACCTCTTTCTGGTATCTTATAAATACCATTGACCGAACTACGTTAATAATTCGGTCTATGCTATTTACCTAAAAGAATTTAAGCAATCTAAAGAAAGTTTTAATTCTTCTTCTAATCTGTTTAATTCTTTTCTCGCTTGTTGATAGTCTGTAAACCTTACAACTTGATAACCTGCACTCCCTACATCTTCTTGTAAGAAAGTTAATTTATCATTATGTAATAAAATAATTTTATAATCTTTATCATCATAAAACCCTTTTACTTCTTCTATCAATAAAGTTATAACTTCTTTATATGGATTTACTCCATAATAAGAAAATATATTACTTTGTTGATCCTTGTTAGGATCTATTAATAAAACTCTCATAATTTTTGAATTATGAAATTTTCTATTGCTACTTGTAAAATAATAACTACTTAATTCAATCATTGTATAATCTTGAATATAATCACAATCAACCTTATCTGGTCTAAATTGCATAGTATTATATTTTTCTATTGTTTGATTATCCATCATTTAACCCCCTTTAGTTCATATTTGTTATAGCAGTTATTACATAGACCCTTTGATTTATCAAAAAACATTTTTTCAATATAATCTAAAAATCTAAGACATAACCTACATCTATTTGTTTTTATTTGTTTAACCATAGACATATATTATTACTGTAAAATTTATATTACAAGTTATTAATAATTATTTTTATTTGGTTAGTAGCTGGATATTGTTAATGGATTTTATTAAATCTTATAAGTAAATTGTTAATGTCGTTTATATCTAGCTTAAAAGATGCCCCCTTTAGCTCATTAAATTTCATACTAGGATAATTTAGCTGTATATGATCGTAAAACCTTATAAAACCTTATTATTTAGGCACATTATACGCACATAATACCTAATCAACGCAACATAATTACTATTATAGGACAAATGCATATGTTAATCTGGACAGGTGTATATCGTATACGTAACCACTTAATTAATCTCTGGAAACTGTACAAAATACCTACTATATATTGTGTACTTTCATAGACATACTACATATGGTAGGTGCACTATCACAGTAATACCTGTTAGATCCCTCTAGTTGTTTTAGTGTATTTTTACACTCTTTACATACTTTCAATAAGATAAGAATAATCTATTTTTTTTTAAAAAAGAAAGAAAGAATATTACTTACCCTGTGCCACTCCCAACCCAACCAGAATGACTAAAGATTTAGTAGCATTTAACAATGTGGAATAATAGGATCTGACCCTAGTTATGATGGTCCAGCTAGTCCACTTGCCCTGAAGTTTAATCTGATATTTCTTTCCTAAGAGCTGGAGAAATATCTTGTTTGTGTTGTCATAGTATCATAACTTTATTAGAATGCAAACTACCTTTGGAAAGTCCAGAGGTATTGTATAGGGATATACAAATAAAAAGAAAGTAGCTGAAAATCATATAGACACTCTGTGGATTGTGTGATTCAAGTTTATTTCTTTTTCTTTCAAATACAGTAAATGGACAGACTGTACGTACAAGAGGACCTAGAGCAATCTAGGTTCTTTTGTTTATTGACTATAAATACATTATGATATATAATGAAATTACTCATTTCTTATGAGTATCAACTTCCCTGTTTGATTAACCAATTACCCTAGCTAGACTAGGGTATGGAAAGGAAAAAATGAAAACTAAATTTACTTATAGTACAACAGAAAATTACATTGTTGATACTAAAGATTACGAAGAAACTAAAAAATTAATTAAAGCTATATGGGAAATAAAACAAAGTTATCAAAACGATTTAATTAAACAATACAATATTGATTACACAATAGATGTAATTGAACAGATAACAGAACAAAAATAAATTTTATGGATATAGAAGTACAAGACTGTGATAAATGTTGGAATCCTTACTGGGAAGATCAACTAACTGATGGTGTTTGTGCTAACTGTCAAGACAATGAGTATGCTGGTAATCCTAATTGGGCAGGAGATGATTAAAAAATTTTTTTTTACGCCTTCGGCTCTTGTAAGCCTTCAGGCTTTTGTCTGCCTTTGATTCTAGGATAAGTTTTTGTTTTATGAGCATTACAGTATCTGTACTTGTTATATTTTGAAATAACAGTATCACAATTATCCTGCAAACAAATTCTTCCACTACTATATGAAGTAGAGGGTTTGTAATTAGGATATTTATTTCCTTTTATATAATCACTCATACAATATATAGTATAGTTAGGAGAACACACACATTATGTATGGTAAGAAAAAGAAAATGTCTGGCAAAAGCAAAAGGCGTGGTGGCAGGAGATAGCTAATGGCTGAATGGCGAGGAATGAAGGTTAAGCTAAATAGCCCTACGGCTATTAGGAAAGGCGAACCTGGCTATGGGCGTAAAGCCAAAAAGGTTTTTGTTATGTCCAATGGGAAAGTAAAGAAGGTAATGTTTGGTGATCCTAATATGCC